GAACTGGGAACAGTTTGCTCATATGGACCCCAACTTGGTCTATTCTTCTCGAGATGGCAAGTTAATAGAGAACTAAATATACAATAATTAGAGAGGTTCTATCTCAATGGCAAAACCAAGCACTCGTCAAGAACTCAAGGATTACTGCCTCCGCAAACTTGGGTTTCCAGTAATTGATATCAATGTCGACGACGAACAGCTCGACGATCGTGTCGATGAAGCATTACAAAAATTTAGAGAGTTTCATTTCGATGGTACCGAACGAACTTATCTTGCGCATAAACTCACGAGTGCAGATATTCTGAATAGATACGTTCAACTCTCTGATTCAATTATCGGTGTGTCAAGAGTTTTCCCATACACAGGTGCCTCGCAGTCTTCGACCTCCTCTGCTGGGTTTAATATGTTCGATATCAACTATCAGTTGAGATTGAACGATTTTTATAATCTCACAGCGTCTTCATATACCTATTATGTGATTGCGCGCGAGCATTTATCGATGCTGGATATGATTATTACTGGTGAAAATCCATACAACTATAATAAAAAAACCAATCGAGTCCATGTGCAAACAGACTGGGGTGGTAAGTTTATTGCTGGGAACTATATGTGCTTCGAAGCAAATCGTATTGTCGATCCAGAAACTTACAGTAAAGCCTTTGATGACTTTTGGCTAAAGAAATACACCACCGAGTTGTTTAAACAACAGTGGGGTACAAACTTAAAGAAATATGGAAACTACACTCTTCCTGGCGGTTTAGTAATTAACGGTCAAACGATCTACGACGAGGCATCAGTCGCGATCGAAAAATTAGAAATCGATTTAAGAGATGTATACGAAGAACCACCTCAAATGTTAGTGGGATAAAATGGCAACTAGCGTATATTTTAATAATCAAAAGGCGACTACTGAACAGCACCTTTTGGAAGATTTGATCATTGAATCAATCAAAAATCATGGAATAGATGTCTATTATATTCCTCGAGATTCGCAGTCATCAATTGATGAACTCTTCGGCGATGACCCAGTCAAATCATTTACTCGAGCATTTAAAATTGAGATGTATCTTGAAACCTTTAATGACTTTGAAGGAAATCAAGAATTCTTTTCTAAGTTTGGTTTACAGATACAGAAAGACGCAAAGGTTGCTGTTGCGCGCAGAACATTTGATCGATATGTTAAATTTGAAAGAAATGTTCCAAAAGAAGGTGATTTAATTTTTCTCACTGTGCAACAAAAATTAATGGAAATTCGTTTTGTTGAAGAAGAAAAAAACTTTTTCCAAGCAGGTAAACTCTTGCCATATATGTATGGACTATCGCTCGAGACATTCAAGTATAATGGCGAATATCTGAATACTGGAATGAGTGAAATTGATACCATTGCTGATACGCAAGCCATCACAACAAGTTATGTAATGTCATCAGGTGGATCAGGTGCATATACTTCTCTTGAGTGGGTATATCAAGGCGCATCTCTTGCAGCATCAACTGCTCGCGGCGTTGTAGCAAAATGGGATAAGCCAACTCTAACTCTTGAATTGAGAAATATTCGCGGTGCATTTGCAGCAAACACTTTAATTAAAGGAAACTCAAGCAATACGCAGTATACTCTCGCAACTGCGCCAGATATGATAAAAGATGCAAACGAAGAAAGTATGCAAGATAATTTCCGTATTGAAACTGAGGCTGACAATATTCTTGATTTCAGTGAAGCCAATCCATTCGGTGAGCCATAATGTTTTCTAGTTCGCATTTTTACCATAGAATTATTCGTAAGATGGTTGTGGCTTTTGGCACACTGTTCAACGATATCCGTCTTGTTCGATATAATAAAGCAGGAACGATTGAGATTGAACGAATTATTGTTCCACTACAGTATTCGCAAAAAGAAAAATTCTATCAGCGTATTACGCAAGATCCAAACCTCGCAAAACAAGTTCAATTGACTCTTCCAAGAATGAGTTTTGAATTAACTAATGTTACATATGATCCACTCAGAAAAAGAAACCTATTCTCAGAGAGTTACTCAGCTGAATCATCAACAACTGTAAAGGCATTGAGAACAACTCCATATGATTTTGAATTTACTTTGGACATATATGTGAGAAATGTTGAAGACGGCACTCAAATTGTAGAACAAATTTTGCCATACTTTAATCCAGACTATACGATGACGATTGATTTTATCGGATTAGCAGATCAAAGAACAGATATTCCATTTATTCTACAGAGCGTCAATCAAACTGTACAGGATGAAGGCACTGGGGCAGATCCAACTCGCCTCATAACTTGGTCGCTGGTTTTTGTTGCAAAGGGTTATATGTATGGACCAATCGTATCTCGCGAAATTATTCGCAAGGTTACTGCAAATACATTTAATAATGCACTAACTACTGGAAACGAAAGAGTAATTTACTTTGCCAATACTGGTGGATTGGGGACATTCCAGACTGGCGAGCTCGTATATGAGGGTCGCGAATTAAGTTCTGCTAATACAACTGCCTTTGTAAGTTCATGGAATCCAACTGCAAATTCTCTTGTGGTTTATGATGTGAGCGGTGTTCTCAAACCAGGCAAGTATATGACTGGTGCAGTTTCAAATGCTTCTTACAATGTTGCAACCTTTGCAATAAACGAGTTGCAATTATCGAAGTTGGTTATTCAGCCAACTCCAAATACAGCAAATTCAAATACTGCATTTGGGTTTGATGAGGTCATACAGGATTTCCCTGATATAACATGAGTGATACTGATAAAAATTTGGCTGAGATACTGAACACAGATTATATTCCTGTAGTTCAAGAGGAGAAGCCAATTACAATACATCAATCTAATGAGGATAATCCAGACGCAGATTATTCTCGTTCAAACTATTACAATCTAATTGAAAAGGGTAACGAAGCACTCGATGGTATTCTCGAAGTTGCGAAAGAATCGCAGCATCCAAGAGCGTACGAAGTTGCCGCAAACATGATTAAGAATCTCTCTGATGTGACAGAGAAACTTATGATCTTGCAAAAACAACAGCAAGATTTAAAACCGAAAGAAACAGCACCTACTAATATTGCGATTGACAAGGCTGTATTCGTTGGTTCGACTGCAGAGCTGTTGAAGAAACTCAAAAATGAATCTGTCGACTAGAATCAAACATTATTTGGCTAATCCACGCCTGAAGCGGATCAACACACAATTGCAACTTACGGAAGATCAAGTCCGTGAGTTTATCAAGTGTTCTCAAGATCCATTGTATTTTATTGAAAACTATGTTAAGATTATTACTCTTGACAAAGGTTTTGTGCAAATTAAACTCTATCCATTTCAGCGGCAAGCAGTTACAGATATCAATGACAATCGTCGTGTGATTGTAAAGGCTGGTCGTCAGGTGGGTAAGACCACGATGGTCGTTGGATATATCCTCTGGTATATTCTATTCAACGAAGATAAGTTTGTCGCGATTCTTGCAAACAAAGCACCAACGGCTCGTGAAATTCTCAATCGCATTAAAATTGCATATGAATCTTTGCCATTATGGCTTCAGCAGGGTGTGAAGGTTTGGAACAAAGGCGATATTGAATTAGAAAATAACTGCCGTGTGATGGCAACCTCTACTGCATCTTCTGCAATTCGTGGTTATTCTATTTCGCTACTATATTTGGATGAGTTTGCTTTCGTTCCAAGCAACATTGCAGAAGAATTCTTCACCTCTGTTTATCCTACGATCTCTTCTGGTACACAGTCTAAGATTTTAATTTCTTCTACACCATGTGGTATGAATCACTATTATCGTATGTGGACAGAGGCAGTCGAAGGTCAGAATGGCTTTAAACATATTGAAGCCAATTGGCGTCAAGTTCCAGGTCGTGATCAAGCGTGGGCTGATGATCAAAGAAAAATTCTCGGAGAAGAAAAATTTCTTCAAGAAATGGAATGCGAGTTCATGGGCTCGGCGGGAACTTTATTATCAGCAGCTGCTCTTAAATCTCTTGCATTTGTTAAACCGCAGCATGTATCAGAAACAGGAATTAAATTATATGAAGCACCGATTGTAGGGCATTCTTATACCGTAATTGTCGACACTTCTCGAGGGCGAGGATTAGATTATTCTGCATGTATTGCGATTGATATTACTCAGATTCCATATAGACTCGTCGCGACATATAAAGATAATAATATCAGTCCATTAGTGTATCCTTCGGTCATTAAACAGATTGCAGACTACTACAATCAAGCACAGGTTCTTGTTGAGATAAACGACAATGGACAACAAATTACTGATTCTCTATTTGAAGATTATGAATACGAAAATATTCTTTCTACAGTAGATCTAAAAGGAAAGATTGCTCTTACTTGGGGATACGGTAATAAATCTCAGCGAGGAATTCGAACCACGAAGTCTGTTAAGAGGCTCGGCTGCTCTATTCTTAAGAATTTAATCGAAGGACAAAAAATTCTTATTCAAGATTTTGATATGATCGCCGAACTTTCGACCTTTATTGCAAAGGGTGGAAGTTTTGAAGCAGAGGAAGGGAGTCATGATGACCTTGTTATGTGTCTCGTCCTGTTCTCTTGGATGACGAATCAGCAGTTCTTTGCTGATATGACGAACACAAACATTAAACAAAAACTACACGAAGAACAATTAAAACAGATTGAAGAGGAATCGCTCCCAACTTTTCTTGCTGGACATATCGATGTTGATGATCCAGACCGAAGATTTGTGTTAGATGGCGCACTTTGGGATGTTGTTGACCGTTAAAAAACCCAAAATACTAAATAACTCGTAAGTTTCTTTATCTCCAAGACAGGAGCAAAAACATGGCTTTTCAAGTATCTCCAGGCGTGAATGTATCAGAAATTGATGCAACTACAGTTGTCCCAGCAATTTCTACATCCACTGGCGCGATCGCTGGCGCGTTTCAGTGGGGTCCAATCGACCTTCTAAGACAAGTTTCTTCAGAAGATCAACTCGTTGAATTATATGGTCAACCAGATTCAACGACTGCACTTAACTTCTTTACTGCCGCAAACTTCCTTGCATACAGCAACAGCTTGTTCGTTTCACGTGCAGACGCTGCAACGTTAAACACTGCTCTTGCACTAAACGTTGCATCAGGTTCTTTTGCTTCAAACGTAAAGGTAAAGAGCGAAGATCACTACTTCCAAACATTCTTTACTGCAGCAAACTCAAATATTTTGTTTGCCGCACGTTATCCAGGTGCTCTTGGTAACTCGCTAAAAGTTGCAGTATGTGCTAATACAAATACTTCTGCTTTTACGACTTGGACATATGCTCCATACTTCGATGCTGCTCCAGGAACTTCAACTTGGGTTAGCGCAAATCATTATTCTCTTGCAAACGATGAAATGCATATTGCTGTCATCGACGAAGATGGTTTGATTTCAGGAACACCAAACACGGTCATTGAAAGATTTGCAAACGTTTCCAAGGCAACAAATGCCAAGGGTGAAAGCGGTGAATCACTCTACTACCGCGATGTTCTATATGTCAATTCACGCTACCTCTATGTAATGGGTCCAAACAACTCAACATGGGGTGTTGCGGCAAATGCAACTCATGCATTTGCAGGTGAAAATCTAAACGGTGTCAGCTTCATTCGTGGTACTGATGCTGCTCCAACAACTGGTAACGTGCAAACTGCATATGCTCAATTTGCTTCAACAGATAATGTCGACATCAGTCTCGTAATGACTGGTTCAGCAGATGAAACTCTTGCAGCAAATGTTGTGTCACTAGCAGTTGGTCGTAGAGACTGCGTTGCGTTCGTGTCACCTGCTCTTGCAAACTGCCAAGCAGCTGACCCAGTAACAGCAATCGTCAACTTCCGTAATAATCTAACCTCAACATCATTCGCTGTAATGGATAGCAACTGGAAATATCAGTACGACAAGTACAACGATACCTACCGTTGGATTCCATGTAACGGTGACGTTGCTGGTCTATGTGCTCGTACAGATGCTGATCGCGATCCATGGTTCTCACCAGCTGGATTCAATCGTGGTCAATTGAAAAATGTCGTTAAACTTGCATTTAATCCAAATCAAGCACAACGCGACACTCTTTATAAGAATGGCGTAAATCCAATTGTATCGTTCCCAGGAGAAGGAACTGTTCTCTTTGGCGATAAGACGCTACAAAGTAAGCCAAGTGCATTTGATCGCATTAATGTTCGTCGTCTCTTTATCGTTCTTGAAAAAGCAATTGCTCGTGCTGCACGCGCAAGCCTATTCGAGTTCAACGACGAATTTACTCGCGCTCAGTTTGTAAATCTTGTTGAGCCATTCCTACGTTTGGTACAAGGTCGTCGTGGCATCTATGACTTCCGCGTTGTTTGCGATGAAACAAACAATAGTTCAGAAGTTATCGATCGTAACGAATTTGTTGGCGATATCTACATCAAGCCAGCCAAGTCAATCAACTTTATCCAGTTGAACTTTGTGGCTGTCCGTACTGGTGTTGCCTTCGATGAAATCGTTGGTCGCTTCTAATAAATAGAGTATAGGCTCAGGAGAAAACAATGCCATTTAATGTAAATCAATTTCGTACTCAGTTGAGTGGTGATGGTGCTCGCCCTAATCTGTTTGAAGTGCGACTAAACTACCCTTCATACGTTGCGGGTCGATCATCAGCGCAATTAAAGTCAACATTTCTGGTTAAAACCGCACAGCTTCCTGGCTCAACACTCGGTAGCGTTCCAGTAAACTACTTCGGTCGTGAAGTTAAAGTTGCTGGCAATCGCACGTTTGCTGACTGGACAGTGACAATTATTAACGATGAAGACTTTATTATTCGCAATGCGATGGAATCATGGGTTCGCGGAATCAATGACAACGTAACAAACCTACGCGCTGCACTTACAACACAGCAATATGCTGTTGATGCTGAAGTGTTCCAGTACTCAAAGGCTGGCGGATCGCCAATCAAGAAGTACAGGTTCGTCGGTATGTTCCCTGTCGATATCGCTGCAATTGACCTCGATTGGGGTTCAAATGATGCTATCGAAGAATTCTCAGTAACATTCCAATATCAGTACTGGGAAGCAAATGACCGAACCGTGCCAGGTTTTGGTGGTGCCCTTGGTGGACTACTCGGTTAATGATTGGTCTGAGGGGGGAGTTTCCGCTCCCCCTTTTTATATAATGGAGATACAATGGCAATAAATCTATTCGGTTTCGAAATCCTTCGCAAAAAGCCTGAAGTTCAACTTCAGCCTCAAGTCGCAACTCCAACAAACGATGATGGTGCACTCACTGTCACGGCTGGTGGATATTTCGGAACTTATCTTGACCTTGAAGCCAGTTTTAAAAACGAGAATGATTTAATTACTCGCTATCGTGAAATGGCAATGCAGCCAGAACTAGAGGCTGCAATTGACGATGTTGTAAATGAAGCAATTGTGCACGATGTAACTGGCAAATCCGTCACAATTATACTCGATGATCTAGAACAGCCAGAAAAAATTAAAGAAATGATTCGTGAAGAATTTGAAGGAATTCTTCGCATGCTTGACTTCTCAAATGGTGGTCAAGATGTTTTCCGTCAATGGTATATCGACGGTCGTTTATTCTATCAAGTTTTGATTGACGAAAAACAACCAAGACTTGGCATTCAAGAATTAGTCTATATTGATCCGCGCAAAATTAAAAAAGTGCGTAGTGTGATCAAAAAGAAAGATCCACGCACTGGCATTGAAGTTGTACAAGGCGTGCAAGAATTTTATGTTTTCAATGAAAAAGCAACCGTTCAAGGTCAGAACATGGTGTCATCAGCAGCTGATGCTGGTGTGAAGATTGCCACTGACGCAATCGTTAATATCAATTCTGGTTTGATGGATGCAAAAAGACAACTCGTATTATCGTACCTTCACAAAGCGATAAAGCCTCTCAACCAGCTCCGAATGGTTGAGGATGCTGTTGTCATCTACAGACTCTCGCGTGCTCCAGAACGTCGTGTGTTCTACATTGACGTTGGCAATATGCCTAAAGTGAAGTCAGAACAATACTTGCGCGACATTATGACAAAGTTCCGCAATAAAGTCGTTTATGATTCAGCCACTGGCGAAGTCAAAGACGATCGTAAGTTCATGTCAATGATGGAAGACTTCTGGATTCCTCGTCGTGGCGAAGGCAAATCAACAGAAATCACAACGTTGCCAGCAGGACAAAATCTTGGCGAACTATCAGACGTTAAGTATTTCGAACAGAAACTATACAAGTCATTGAATGTTCCAGTTTCTCGCTTAGAATCTGCAACTGGGTTTACTCTTGGTCGTTCGACAGAAATCACACGCGATGAATTGAAGTTCAGTAAGTTTATTGATCGCATTCGTGCTCGTTTCAGCATTCTATTTGACGAACTCATGGAACGTCAACTTGCTCTTAAAGGCATTTGTTCGATCGATGAGTGGAAAAAACTAAAAGAAACGATTCACTATGACTTCCTTAAAGATAATAACTTTATGGAACTCAAGGAAGCAGAGTTGATGGCAGCACGTCTACAACTTATGACACAAATTGATCCATATGTTGGAGTTTATTTCTCTAAAGCATGGATTAAAAAACATGTCCTTCATTTTGATGAAGAAGGCATTGAGCGTATGCAAAAAGAATTGGAAGAAGAACAAGCCAGTAGTGAAAATGGAGTTATGCCAAATCAACCTGGCATAATGCCACCACAACAAGGTGTTCCTTCTGCTGGTGTATCAGCACCAGCACCAGCCAATGACTTGAACCAAGCATTTAATGCTCAAATTACTAAATAATAATTGGAGATTTTTATGGAAACTATCGAATTAGTAAATGCTGCAATTGCTGGAGATGAAGAAGCAGTAAAGGCTGCTTTTGATGCCACAATAGCAGCGCGTGTGACTGATGCGCTTGAAGTTAAAAAGGTAGAGATTGCATCCTCATTACTAACACCAGAAGTAGAAACAAATGAAATTGAAGGAATTGAGACAGAAGTTGACGGAAGCTCCGATGCAGAATCAGCAGTCGAAGCAGATGCCAGCGAATCCGCCGCAGAATAAAAATGCTGGCGCAGAAGTGCGTCAGAAACTAAATGCTGCAAAAACAACATTGGGAATTACAGGTCTTAATGTGAACGCAGCTGCATCTGGTCACGAAAAAGTTGTAAAGGCACTCTCGAAAAATCCAAAGATACCATTCAGCCAAGTCTTAAACAAACTATCATCAAGCGAAAGAAACAATTATATTTCTGCCACATCACAAGTTCCATCAGATGCATTATCTTCTGATGTTCCAATGAATCGATTTCGTCGTCAATTACAAGTTTTAAAACCAGGCATAACCAAGAAATCATTAATGAACTCATATGATGTTCTAGATGGCGATCAATTGTGTGAAGCCACATTGCGCGATGAAGTTAGCCCACCACCAATGCTTGTTCTAAAGAGAACAGGTATTCGTATTTTCCCTGATGGTCGTCGCGTTGCGATGTATGTAAATGAAAGAATGGGATTGACGTTCACAATTCCATATCGCCCAACAGGAACAAAGACAGATGATGCAACAGTTCCTGGTATTCAATCAGAGGAAACTGATCTAATGGAAAGCCTTGATCAAGTTGCGGCATATGCTCAAGAGCAAACACCAAAGGCATTAGCAAAACACATGAAGTTTGATGATGGTTCTAAACTCAAAGTAAGCCATGGTGCAGCAAAAGCCATTCATATGGTTCATGGTGCATTGAATCCAGACAATCAAAAGAAATTTGCTGAAATGCTTAAAACTCCAAAGGGGTTTGAAAAAGCAGCACACTTTGCGTTAAGCAAAGTTGAATATACGATTGGTGGGCAATGAGCATTATCTCAGAAATCGTAAGAGAAATTATTGCTGAAGCCAATGTTCAAAAGATGGGTCGTAGAAAACTCGTCCGTGCTCGTATTCGTGGCGGCAAAATTCAAAGACGAAAAGTTTTTTCTGCTGTAAAAGGTTTCACAATCCGTGGCGGTAAACTTGTTCGTATGAAGCCACAAGAAAGATTGCGTAGAAAAATGGCAGCGCGCAGAGCAAAGATTAAGCGCAAGGCAAAGATGGCTCGTGCATTACTCAAAAGAAAAAGATCTCTCGTAAAGAGAAAGGCATTGGGGATAAAATAAATGAAACTAATCACTGAAACAGTTGAAGAAGTAAAGATGATCATCGAAGAAAAGAACGGTGTGAAATCACTTTACATCTCTGGACCATTTCTAGTTGCAGAGAAAAAGAATCGTAACGGTCGTATGTATAAGACAGATATTCTTGCAAAAGAAGTAGAACGATACAACGAGGAATATGTTACAAAGAATCGCGCATTTGGTGAATTAGGACATCCAGATTCGCCTACAATTAATTTAGATCGCGTATCACATCTTATTACCAATCTAAAGCAGGAAGGAAACCAGTGGATTGGTAAGGCAAAAATTCTTGAAACACCAATGGGTAAAATCGCCAAGTCTCTAATGGAAGGCGGTGCTACTCTTGGCGTATCATCACGTGGCATGGGTTCACTTAAAGAAGTGAATGGTGTTAACGTGGTGCAAGATGACTATTATCTAGCCACAGCGGCTGATATTGTAGCGGATCCGTCCGCACCAGGTGCTTTCGTTTCAGGTATTATGGAAGGTAGAGAGTGGGTTTGGGATAATGGCGTTGTCAAAGAATTTGATGTTAACGCATATTATAATCAAATCAAGAACGCAAAGCAGAAGCAAATTGACGAGATCTCTCTAAAAATATTCGAAAATTTCTTGTCAAAACTGTAAAATTTATAAATAATATTACTTCTTCAGGAGTTTAAAACAATGAGTAAGACATTATCAGAATCCGCTGCAGAAATTCTAAAAGCATCAATGAATGCAGGTAAAGAACCAGCAGCAAAACTACCAGCAGAGATGGATGATCTCGGCGGTCAAACACCAACAACTGCACCAACCGATATTGGTAAGAAAGCAGCCGCAGGAGTTTCTGCAGCAGCAAAACCAGCAACAAAGGGTGATGCAAAGTCTGTTAAGACTCAGGCTATGGAAGAAACAGAAGCCGATGAGACAGCAGAAGTTGTTGCTGAAGTAACAGAAGAACCAGCAACTGAAGAAGTCGTTGCATCTGAAGAAGAAGAAGTTGTCTTCGAAGCAAAGAAAGAAGACGATAAAGAGGAAGAAGAAGACGAAGACGAAGACGAAGAAGAGGAGAAGGCAATGAAAGAAGCCTATAAGAACGACATGAAGAAAAAGCATGCCAAGTCAATGGCAGAAGATGTCGACGCTCTCTTCAACGGCGAATCTCTCTCCGAAGAATTCAAGACAAAAGCAACTACAATCTTCGAAGCAGCAGTTAACTCACGTGTTGACGCTATCCTAGAAGATATGATTTCAGAGAACGATGTTGTTCTTGCTGAAGCAGTTGAAGAACTCAAGACTCAAATGGCAACACAAGTTGATGAATATCTAAACTATGTTGTTGAGCAATGGGTTGAAGACAATCAAGTTGCTATTGAAGCAGGTCTACGTGCTGAACTCGTCGATGATTTCATCGGCGGTCTCAAGAATCTATTCGCTGAGCACTATATCGAAATTCCAGATGAGAAAGTCGATGTAGCACAAGAGCTTGCAAATCGTGTTGCAGAACTCGAAGAATCAGTAGTCAATTCAACAGAAGAAGCAGCATCAATAATTGCTTCTCTCACAGAACAACTCAATGTTGCAAAAAAGAACGAAGCAATTCGTAAGATCTGCGAAGGTCTAACTGAAGTGCAGATTGAGAAAATGAAATCGCTCGCAGAGGGCGTAGAGTTCACCACAGAAGGTGAGTTTGACAATAAGCTCGCAACTATCCGCGAGAACTACTTCCCAACAAAGAAAGTGACAAGTGAGGTAAAGGCTCTTCAAGAAACAGCTGTTGAAGAACCAGAAGTAGCACAAGTTAATGGTATGATGAGACATTATGTAAACGCAATTAGCAAAACGGCTCCAAAAGCCTAATAACTCACCTTCTACGGAGTAAATAAAATGTATCTTAATGAGACATATGTAAAGAAGTGGGCTCCAGTACTAGATCACGGCGATCTACCAAAAGTTACTGACCCATACAAGCGTGCAGTTACTGCACTTGTTCTTGAGAACCAAGAACGCGCACTAATGGAAGAAGCCCGTTCAATGCAAAATCTATGGGAAGCAGCACCAGCCAACGCAGTTGGCGGCGGCATGTCACCAGTAGTTGGCAGCGAAGGCGGCATCAAGGGTTTCGACCCAATCCTAATCGGACTCGTCCGTCGTGCACTACCAAACCTAATGGCTTATGACATCTGCGGCGTTCAGCCAATGACTGGTCCAACAGGTTTGATTTTCGCAATGCGTTCAACATACGCATCTGCATCAGCACGTGGCGGCGAAGCATTGTATGCCGAAGCAAACACAGGTCACTCAGGTAATGCTGCTACTGGAACACAGTCAACACTATCTGTCAATCCTGGTAATGCCAATTCCTCAATCTTTGGTCTTGACAATACAGGTCCTGGCTTCTCAACAGCCTTCGCCGAAGATGCAACACTCAAGCATATGGGCTTCCAAATCGATCGCGTTGCTGTAACAGCAAATACACGTGGTTTGCAAGCATCATACACGCTAGAACTTGCACAAGACCTCAAGGCAATTCACGGTCTCGACGCAGAAACAGAATTGACAAATATTTTGTCAACTGAAATTCTTGCAGAAATCAACCGCGAAGTTGTTCGTACAGTTTATGCAACTGCTAACGCAGGTATCACAAACAATGCATCAGGTAATGTCTTCAACCTATCTTCTTCAAGCGACACAAGCGGTCGTTGGCAAGTAGAAAAGTACAAGTCACTCTTGTTCGCAATTGAGCGTGCAGCTAACAAAATCGCCAAGGACACTCGTCGTGGTAAGGGTAACATGCTCATCGTTTCAACCGATGTTGCATCAGCTCTTGCAATGACTGGTCTACTTGACTATAACTCAGCACTATCAAACAACACCAACCTAACAGTTGACGATACAGGCAACACATTCGCTGGTACACTATTCGGTCGTATCAAAGTTTATGTTGATCCATATTCTGTATCTGGTACAGACTACTGTGTAGTAGGTTACAAGGGTTCCAACGCTTATGACGCTGGTCTCTTCTACTGCCCATACGTCCCACTCCAGATGGTTCGTGCAATTGATCCAACAACCTACCAGCCAAAGGTCGGCTTCAAGACACGTTATGGTCTCGTAGCAAACCCATTCGCAACTGGTGCAGGTACTGGTGCTCTAGCCAACGACACGAACATGTACTATCGCAAGTTCGTTGTTCTAAACATCAATCAATAATTGATGTGCTAGTAAGTTATTGCCAACTATATAAAAACAATAAGGCAAAGAACTGGGGGGAGTCGAAAGACTCCCCCTTTTTTATTCCCTAAATAAATTTGCATCCTAAATCTATAGGAATACAAGAAATGACCGTGCTTACACGAACACCAACAAACACTGACTTATTACAAAGTACAAAATTCCGAGTGACGTTTGATCGTCTGCCTGGAGCAACATATTATTGTCAGTCGGCAAATCTTCCTGGAGTTTCTCTTTCAGAAATTGTTCGCCCAACACCATTTATTGATTTGTTTGTTCCTGGCGAAAAGATGATATATGATACTTTTAATATTACTTTCTTAGTAGATGAGGATCTTCGTGCTTGGACAGAAATGCACGATTGGATTCGTGGAATCACGTTCCCAACTGACTTTAAAGAATATGTTGATCTTGCGCGTCAAGCAAAGGCACCATACATTCGTGGTCGTGAGAAGAACAAACCACAATACTCAAGCGCAATCATGACAATGTTTACAAATAAAAACAATCCAAACTTTCGCGTGAAATTTGTAGATTTATTTCCAGTTTCAGTGTCAACGATTTTGTTTAATTCTATGGACAGCGCAGAAAATATTGCTGTCGCAGACGCAACGTTTCGCTTTGCCTATTACGAGTACGAAAGAATCTAATAGATATTCTTGAGAGTTCGTTCAAACCGAACATACTCATTATACTAGTGCAATCCTTGTAAGACAACTCTTGTATTGAGTTGCCTTTTGATATCGAATAATGTATAATTCGATGTATGAAAATAGAAACACCTCCACTTGAAGAATTAATGCAACAATGGGAAAAGGATTCCGAAGTTGATACAACAGAACCTGGCAAAGAGATTCTGCGCATTCCATTGATTCATAACAAGTATAACAAATACTTGTCATTGCATAATCTTGCAGCCAAACGCGCAGCACTTGAGTTCGACAAATTAAAGAAACTCAAGTGGATGTATTACAGTGGCAAACTTGATCAAGAAGAATTAGACAAACTTGGTTGGGAGCCATTTCGATTCACTCTTAAATCAGATATGCAAGTTTATCTTGATGGCGATGATGATTTAAATAAACTGAAACGCAAAAAAGCCTATCATGAAGAAGCTGCAAATTTTTGTACCAATGTGATGAAAGAACTCAACAATCGAACGTGGCAGTTAAAAGAGTATATGGGCTGGGAGAAGTTCATTCAAGGTGCTCGATGATTGGTCACGTTGCGATTGAAAAGGTTAACAATATCTATGTGCAAATTCATGCCGAAGATGCGATACTTCAGGAAATGTCTGAGTTTTTTACATTCTCGACTCCAGGGTATCAGTTCAGCCCAGCGTTCCGAAACAAATACTGGGATGGAAAAATTCGTTTGCTCAACCTACGCACGAAGCAAATTTATGCGGGACTGATTGGCTATATAAAAACTTTCTGCAAACAAAAAAATTACACATTCGAGGTTATAGATGAAGACAAGGAAGTCTACCCGATCGACACAAAGAATCTTGCGAGTGCTTTATCACTTCCGATGGAGCCGAGAGATTATCAGTATCTCGCATCTAGCGTCGGACTTACGAAGAAAAGAACTGTACTCATTTCACCAACCGCGAGTGGGAAATCGTTAATCATTTATATGATGATTCGGCACCTGTTGAATACAGGCAAGAAGCGCGGATTGTTGATTGTTCCAACAATCAATCTCGTTACTCAAATGCATTCTGACTTTAAGAATTATTCCAGCAATAATGGCTGGGATGTAGACAAGTATTGTCAGAAAATTTTTGGCGGTGAGAGTAAAATCCCAGATACTGATTTGATCATTTCTACTTGGCAAAGTATCTATGATATGCCAAAAAAGTATTTCACACAGTTTGATTTTATCATAGGTGACGAAGCGCACACGTTCAAAGCCAAATCATTGACTTCTATCATGACTAAACTTATCAACTGTGATGTGCGCATTGGTACGACTGGTACACTTGATGACAGCAAGGTCAACAAGTTAGTTCTTGAGGGTTTGTTTGGACCAACGTTCAAAGTTATTTCTACAAAAGAACTAATTGAACGTAAGCAACTCGCAAACTTCAGCATCAAGTGCATTGTATTGAAGTATCCAGAAATAGTTTGCAAGTCAATTAAAGGATTTACATATCCTGATGAGATGAACTTTCTGACTCAACATGAGGGTCGAAATAATTTTATACGAGAT